ATGGCTGGCGGTGCAGGTGCGCCAAACTTGTCTGCCACTATTGCCACTTTGGGTGATGAGCTATTTGATTTTATCGCTTTCCCGTTTAATGACTCGGCATCACTGGCCACTATCGGCAAAGAGATGAACGACGATACCGGGCGCTGGAGTTGGTCGCGGCAGTTATACGGCCATGTCTATACCGCCAAGGTGGGCGATTTGTCGGATCTGGTGGCTTTTGGGGCCACATTCAACGACCCACATCTAACCATTGCCGGCTATGAAACGGGCGTGCAGATGGCGACCGATGAACTGGTTGCGGCGCGAACAGCACGTAATTCGGTGTTTATCCGCAATGATCCGGCGCGACCTACGCAAACTGGCCTGCTAAATGATGTGCTTCCAGCTCCCGTGGGGCGCGGTTCATTCTGTCCGAGCCGCAATCACTGTTAACCCACGGTATCGCCACGGCTTACAGCGAGGGCGGGGTGCTGCGCATTCAGCGTGATATCACCACCTATCAGAAAAACAGCTACGGCAATGCCGATAACAGTTTCCTTGATAGTGAAACCTTGCATACCAGCGCTTACGTGCTGCGCCGCTTGAAGTCGGTGATCACCAGCAAGTACCCGCGCCATAAGCTGGCGAACGATGGTACCCGCTTCGGCGCAGGTCAGGCGATTGTCACGCCGAAGGTGATCCGTGGGGAGATACTCTCCGTTTATCGCCAACTGGAGCGCGCGGGCATTGTTGAGAACTTTGAGCTGTTCAATCAGTACCTGATTGTCGAGCGCAACACGGATAACCCTAACCGCTTTGATGTGCTGTTCCCACCTGATTATGTGAACCAACTGCGAGTATTCGCGGTGCTTAATCAGTTCCGTCTGCAATATAACGAAGAGGTGGCCTAAATGGCTCGAGTTGGCGGCACGTGCTTTTTTAAAATTGATGGTCAGCAATTATCACTGACTGGCGGTATTGAGGTGCCAATGAATACGGCGGTGAAAGACGATGTGATCGGGCTGGATGGTTCGGTGCATTACAAAGAGTCATTCCGCGCGCCCTATATCAAAGGCACCTTTAAAGTTGAACCCAACTTTCCGACTAACAAACTGATTACTTCCGATGACATGACTATTACCGCTGAATTAGCGAATGACATGGTTTATGTACTTTCTGAAAGCTGGTTACACAGTGAGGCTAACCACAATGCTGAAGAGGGTACGGTTGATCTCGAATTCCATGGTGGTGAGGGCTTCTACCAATGAAACTGACATTAACAGTACCTATTACTGCACATGGCGAAGAAATTACAGAGATTGAGATGAGAGATCCTACGGGTAAGGATGTTCGTGAAATCGGGTATCCCTATCAGCTTAATCCTGATGAGTCAGTGAAATTATTATCTGCTGCAATATGCAAATACATCACTCGACTTGGCAACATCCCACCCAGTGCAGTGGATTCAATGTCTCCGGCCGATTTAAATCTTGCAGGCTGGGCGGTGGCTCATTTTTTCCTCGGCAGTTAACGCCAGATGATCTTGTTGCCCGCTATTTTAATTGCGCCAAATACTGGGGCATTAATCCAATAGAAATGCTTGATCAGTCATTTTCTTCCCTCGATTTATTGGAGAAACAGGCTATCCGCATAGAGCAGGAGATAAAAAATAATGGCGGATAGTTTCCAGCTAAAAGCACTCATAACAGGTGTTGATAAACTGTCTCCGGCTTTAGGCCGGATTCAGAAGAACATGCGTTCATTTCGCCGGAACCTTGATAAAAGCTCAGCTGGCGCAATGCCATTAGCGGCAGGATTAGTTGCTGGTTTGGCGGGGGCTGGTGTTGCCTTTGCAAAACAAGAGGATGCAGCAACAGGCTTAAAAGTTGCCATGATGGATGCTGGTGGGTCTGTTGGTATCGAATTCGAGAAGATCAATAAGCTGGCTGTCGGGTTGGGTAATAAATTGCCCGGCACCACTGCTGATTTCCAAAACATGATGCAGATGCTGGTTAGGCAAGGTATCCCCGCCACTAATATTTTAAGTGGTGTGGGCGAGGCGTCAGCTTATCTGGCCGTACAGTTGAAGAAAACCCCTGAAGCTGCCGCAGAGTTCGCCGCAAAAATGCAGGATGCTACAGGGACCGCTTCTAATGACATGATGGGGCTGTTTGATACCATTCAAAAAGCCTTTTATATGGGGGTGGATGACACCAATATGCTGGCTTTCTTCGGTAAGACTAGCTCTGTCTTGAAGATGGTCAACAAGGATGGACTCACTGCCGCCAAAGCATTAGCCCCGATCTCGGTCATGATGGATCAGATGGGGATGCAGGGCGAAGCATCAGGTAACGCATTACGTAAGGTGTTTCAAGCTGGTTTTGATGGCAAGAAAATGAATGCCGCCAATAAGTTGCTGGGTAAAAAAGGCATTAAGCTCGATTTTACCGACGGTAAGGGTGAGTTTGGTGGTCTGGATAATATGTTTAATCAACTCCAGAAATTACAATCACTGACCACAAAGCAAAAAACCACCATTATCAAACAGATATTTGGTGATGATGCAGAAACACTGCAAGTGGTAGATGCCCTTATTACCAAAGGTAAAACGGGCTACGACGAAGTATTGCAGCGGATGAATAAGCAGGCGACGTTGCAGCAGCGTGTTGATGCTCAACTTGGCACACTCACTAACTTATGGGAAGCCATGACGGGTACCGCAGTAAACGGGCTGGCGGCGATAGGTGGAGCATTTGCGGGCGATACGAAAAATGTAGTGACTTGGCTGGGGGATTTAGCCGAACGGTTCAGCGACTTCGCCGCGACTAACCCTGAGGTTATCCGTGGAGCAATTGGTCTTGCTGCTGGGTTTGTTGTCCTAAAGTTGAGTATGCTGGGTGTGAATATTGCTCTTGGACTGATAAGTAAAACTATCGGCATGAGTCCCATTGGTATGATTATTCGTATTGTAGCGATGGGTGCAGGATTAATACTGGCTAACTGGGGAACTCTGGGGCCGTGGTTTAAGGATATGTGGGATTCAATTACTGGCTGGTTCAGCACTGCTTGGGAGTTTATCAAGGAGTGCAGCGCAACAGGCTGGCAGTTTGTCAAAGACCTATTTTTCAACTACCACCCACTAGGCATTATTATTGAGAATTGGGAGCCGATAGTTGGCTGGTTTAAAGATATGTGGGAGCGCGTCAGCGTTTATATTGAGCCAATCCTCAATGCGATGAATAAAGTGAAAGGGTGGGCTAATGATGGTTGGGATTATGTTTTCGGTGACGATAATAGCGGACAACCCGCTACGCAGGGATTATCACCGCAATCCAATAATTACCTACTATCTAGCCAAAGCCAGCAGAAAGTTAACGGCGAAATGACGGTTAAGTTTGAAAACGCCCCACCGGGCATGAATGTGGTCAGCACCCAAAGTAATCAGTCTGGTTTTGGGATGGGTTATGATGTCGGTTACAGTCGGTATGCCTATCCAAAATAAAGGAGTGATCGTGAAACTCATTGTGTTAGTCATTTCATTATTGAGTGCGAATATTACCTATGCAGCTTGCACTTCACCGGTTACAGAGCAGGGATTACTCCATTCTATTGGGGTGGCACCGGTAACTAATAGCATTAGCAAAGAGCAGGGAGCCGTTAAACATACCTATCATTTTAGAAAAGCCAGTACTCCTGAAGATGATTTTGCTGATGACAACGCTGCTTGGGAGCCTGACTTTAATATTGAAGTCATTAACCCAGCCTGTATAAGCAAAGTGAATGTTGTGTTTTATGTGGATGATGCTCAAGCAAAAATAAGTAGCAGTAATATTAAATTTGCCGGTAATGCTTATAACTATCTGACAGGGGCGGACGTGGCGATATTCCATAATCAGTTGAATAAGCTAAAAGATGTTCAATGGTTCAAGCCATCCACGGATCGGGTTGATATGTACTTCTGGCGAAATGAAGGGAAGCCAGAACTTTATACCATTGGCTTCACGTTTAAAGGGGTTTAAATCCCGATAGAAATTAAAGTTCTTTCTGACCCACTTCGGTGGGTTTTTTTATGCCCGGAGAATGTATGAGCTGGAAAGATAAGCTATTACCGGCCTCGTTTCGTGGTGTGCCATTTAAAACGCAGGATGATGAGGCCACTTTCGGGCGCAGGACGCAAACCCATGAATACCCCAACCGCGATAAACCTTACTCCGAAGATCTGGGGCGGGTGACGCGGCGCGATACGATTTCAGCCTATCTGATTGGTGACGATTATCAGGCACAACGTGACCTGTTGATTACCGCCATTGATCAGGCGGGACCGGGGAAATTGATTCACCCGCAGTATGGCGAGCTAAATGTCTGTATTGATGGTGAGGTAAGAATTAGCCATAGCGCGGCTGATGGCCGCATGTGCACCATCAGTTTTAACTTTGTTGAAGCGGGTGAACTCTCTTTTCCCACCTCCGGTGTTGCCACTGGTCAGAAGCTGGTTTCCTCCTGTGATGCCATGACCGACTGTGTGACAGATGCATTCGGTAAGGATTTCGGGCTGGAGGGGATGGCTGACTTTATCCAGAACGGCGTGATCAGTGATGCCAGCGACATGATGAATACCGCGATTAAAACTTTTGACGGCGTGAACTCGGCTATTGCTGACGCGGGCCGCTTGCTCGATGGCGATCTGTCGGTGCTGTTAATGCCGCCCAGTTCCGGCATGAATTTCGTTAATCGCCTGCAACGCATGTGGCGTTCGGGTAATAGTCTGCTGGGTAACAGCGACGACATTATCAACAAAATTAAGGGGCTGAGCGGCTTTACTGTGGGCCGTGATCTGGCTCCACATGGGGTATGGAAAACGGACAGCAAGACTATCCAGACCCAAACCACCCAGCGCAATGTTGTCGCTCAGGCCATCCGCACCACGGCACTGACTGAAGCGGCGCAGAGTGTGGCTGATTTACCGCAGGCCCGCCCGCCACTGAATGCCACGGTGACTCCGCAGGCGCAACTGCCGCTAGTGACCCATCCGGCGGTGACGTCGCTCAGCGATAATGTGGCCGCAACCCCGCCCGTGACCTATGAGGCGCTGACGACGATCCGCGACACCCTCAATACCGCCATTGATCAGGAGCTGCTGCGGGTGACGGATGATGCGCTGTTTCTGGCAATCAACACCGTGCGTTCTGATGTGAATCGCGATATCAGTACGCGCCTCGAGCAGATAGAAAAAACCACCTTCCGCACCCCTGATGAAGTGCTGCCTGCGCTGGTGCTGGCGGCTGATTGGTATGACTCCGCCGCGCGCGAAACCGACATTATCGGTCGCAACCAAATCACCCATCCCGGCTTCGTGCCGGTGAAAACGCTACAGGTACCCATCCGATGAATATCGATGTCACGCTGCGGGTGAATGGCCGCGAGTGGGTGGGGTGGACTTCGGTCTCTATCTCGGCAGGTATTGAGCGCTTGGCCCGTGATTTTAATGTGGAAATCACCCGCCAATGGCCCGGCAGCGAAGAGGCCGGACACCTACAGCCAAGAGTGAAAAAGGGCGATGAAGTCACGGTGTTGATCGGCACTGACTTGGTGGTCACTGGCTATATTGATGCCACGCCAGTGCGGTATGACGCCCGCTCAGTATCGGTGGGTATTGTCGGTCGCAGTAAAACCGAAGACCTGATCGACTGCGCCGCCCTGATAACCCAATTTACGGGCCGATCTTTTGTGCAGATCGCGACCCAGCTCGCCGCACCCTTTGGTGTCTCGGTGGTCAATGCGGGAGTGGAAAACACGCCAATGCAGGGGTTGCAGGTGGATTACGGTGAAACCGTGGTGGATGTGCTGGATAAAATGATGGGCATTCAACAGGTGCTAGCCTATGACAATCCAGCTGGTGCACTGGTGATTGGTCCGGTGGGAGCCTCACGCACCGTCACCGCGTTGGTGCTGGGGGAAAATATCATTTCCTGTGACACCGAGCAGAGCATCAAAGACCGCTTTTCTGAATACGTGGTTGCCGGGCAACGGTCGGGAAATGATGACGATTTTGGCACGGCCACTACCAATGCCATCCGGGCTAAAACTGTTGACGGTGGCGTCAGCCGTTATCGACCGATGGTGATCAAGCAGAGCGGTAATGCCACAGGCGGCTCGGTGATTGAGCGCAGCCAGTTTGAGATGCTACGGCGGGCCGCGCGTACCGATGAAGTGACCTATACGGTACAGGGCTGGCGGCAGGGGAACGGCGATTTGTGGTCGCCCAATCAACTGGTCACGGTGTTCGATCCGGTGCTGGGCTTTAACAACCGCGAAATGTTAATCGCGGAGGTGACCTACAGCAAAAACGAGCAGGGAACCATCACCCAGTTACGGATCGGCCCCGCTGATGCCTATCTGCCAAAACCACCCAATCCAAACAAACAGCGCCGCAAAAAAGCCGAAGAGGACGAATTCTAATGAGTCGATTGTTGGATGGGATACAGCGCGGGCTATCCAATATGCTGGTTCGGGCGGTGGTTCGCCGCCTTGATTCCAGCAGTAAAAACCAGATGCTGCAAATTCAGATGATTGCGGATGAGTTGAAAGACAACATCGAACATCTGGAACCTTATGGCTTTACCAGCGCCGCCCACACAGGCTCGGAGGCGTTCGCCGCTTTCCCCGATGGCGACCGCTCGCACGGGGTGGTGTTAGTGGTGGCTGATCGTCGGTATCGAATCAAGGGGCTTAAGTCTGGTGAGGTGGCGATTTACAGCGACGAAGGGGACAGCATTATCCTCAAGCGCGGTAACAAAATCGAGGTGAACACTAAGCAGTTTATTGTTAACGCTGAAGAAAAAGCGGTATTCAACACGCCACTGATTGAAGCCAGCGGTCAGATCAAAGCTCAGGGCAATGTCGAGTCTGCGGCTGATGTTCAAGACAAAACCGGCACTATGGCGGCGATGCGCGGCCAGTTCAATTCGCATACTCACCCGCACGGTGAACCGAATACCGACAAGCCTAACCAGAAGATGGAGTAACCGATGATCCTGATGGTGAATGGTCAACAACAATCAGCCTCTACGCCCACCGATCCTCTAACACGCGCGGTGATTATCTCTCTGTTCACTTGGCGGCGGGCTGATCCGGATGATGATGCTGAGCGGCCCATGGGGTGGTGGGGTGATACTTATCCCACGGTACAAAATGACCGTATCGGCTCCCGACTCTATTTACTCCAGCGCACCACCCTGACCCATAACACGATCGAGCTAGCAAGAGGCTACTTAGAGCAGGCACTCGCTTGGTTAAAAGACGACGGTGTAGTTTCACGAATCACCATCAATGTGCAGCGACGCGACACCGACATGTTGACCGCTGAAATAACCCTTTACCGCAATGATGGCAGTTCTCAGCTAATAACTTTCGATGACTTATGGAGTGCACTCAATGGCTGATAGCGGATTTAACCGCCCAACACTTCCCCAGCTTATTTCCCAAATCCGCAGTGACTTGAATTCCCGTTTCCAAACTGATGCCGTTCTTCGCCGTACCGACACCGAGGTGTACAGCCGGGTACATGCGGCGGCGGTGCACACGGTTTACGGCTACATAGATTATCTGGCCCGCAACCTGTTACCGGATCAGTGCGACGAGGATTGGTTAGCGCGCCACGGCAATATGAAGCGCTGCCAGCGCAAAGAACCCTCAACCGCTACGGGCTTTGTACGCTGGGAAGGGGTCACCAACGGCATTGAAGTGCCTGCCGGCAGAGTGATTCAGCGTGATGATTTGCAGGAGTACACCACCACCGCAGCGGCGACCTCCATTGCGGGTATTCTGCGGGTGCCGGTGATCTGCTCAGCCGTTGGCACACTGGGAAATACTGACGATGGTATCAGCATGGTATTGACTCAGCCTATTAACGGCCTACCCTCGTCCGCTGCTGCTGATGGCATTGAGGGCGGTACTGATGTGGAGCCAGTGGAGGAGTGGCGGGCGCGGATCATTGAGCGCTGGTATTACTCCCCGCAAGGCGGCGCTGACGGCGACTATATTATCTGGGCTAAAGAGGTACCCGGCGTTACCCGCGCATGGACTTACCGCCACTGGATGGGAACCGGCACGGTCGGGGTGATGGTGGCTAACAGCAACCTTGAAAATCCAGTGCCGGATAATGCGGTAGTCACCGCCGCGCGTGACCATATCTTACCGCTAGCGCCAGTGGCGGGAGCCAGCCTCTACACCTTCCCACCAGTGGCGAAGATAGTACCGTTCCATATTCGCCTTACGCCAGACACTCCGGAGGTTCGCTATGCAGTTATCTCCGAGCTGCGTGCCATGTTTCTGCGTGATGGGGTGCCGGGTGGGGTGCTGGATCACTCTCGCATTAACGAAGCGATCAGCATCGCCACCGGGGAGTATAAGCATGTTCTGGTGAGTCCGACCGATGATATTCAACTGGCCGCGACTGAGCTGCCCATTGTGGGAGAACTGACGTGGACCTGACCGACAGCTACAGCCAACTACTAACAAACCTCCTGCCGCGCGGCCCAGCGTGGGAGGGGGATGATCCCCTGCTGTTGGGGCTTGCTCCGTCCTACTCTCGCGCCCATCAGCGCGGAGATAGCCTAATGCTAGAGGTTGATCCGCGGACCACCACTGAGCTTATCGATCGCTACGAGCAGATAACGGGTCTGCCGGACTCATGCGCACCGCCCGGCGTACAGACCTTGGCCCAGCGGCAGCAGCGGCTGGATGCAAAAATTAATGTCACGGGCGGGATTAATAAGGGTTTCTATCTGGCACAACTGGCGGCACTGGGATATCCGGACGCCACGATCACCCAGTTTGAAAGTGATGTTTTCCGCTGTACGTCTACCTGTATTGATTCGCTTTATTCAGAAGAGTGGCGTTATTGGTGGCAGGTCAATATGCCGAATGTCACCCAGATAACCGACATGACCTGCACCTCAGTTTGCACTGCCAGCCTGAGAACGTGGGGCGACACCACTGCCGAATGCGTCATTAACAAACTTTGCCCCTCGCACACCTATGTGACTTTCTTATACCCGGAGTAACCCTTTATGCATCGTATTGATACCCCAACCGCCCAAGTAGATAAATTTGGCGCGGGCAAGAACGGCTTTACCCGTGGTAACCCACAAACGGGTGTACCAGCTACGGCTTTGGATGATGATTATTTTGATGCCATCCAAGAAGAGATCGCCAAAGTCATTGAAAGCACGGGTGAGGTTTTAGATAAAACTAACCGCGCCCAATTGTTGACGGCTATTGCTGCCATTATTGGGAACAATGATGATGGCTTTTTAAAGAAAGTTAATAACCTTTCTGAAATTAAAGACGCTGGACCTGCGGCGGTGGCTGACGCGCTCAAGAACCTCACCCTGACAGCTATGGGTATTGGCTTGCCGAGTATAACGGCCATAGCTAACTTTGACTGGCAGAACTTTGTATTCACATTGGGGGCAAATTACCTAGCGTCGTCTACAAATTGGCTAAATGTGCCAGCAGGTGTTAGCTATGCCACTGGCTTACCTATCAGTATCACCGTCGATTACATTACGAACGATGCCAATAACATCGGATTAACTTTAATCCCAAACACCGTAAATAATGCGAGTTTTATCGTTTATAAGGTGTCGGTATTTGGTGCGGTTGGCTCTCGGGCGTTCGCTGTCAGAGATATTCCAACCTCTGCCAATCCTGTGCCAACATCCGGACGCTTGCTGAATACGCAGGTCTTTGCATCAAATGGAACATATAACCCGACTGCCGGGACAGCGTATATTGAAGTTGAAGCTGTAGGAGCTGGCGGGGCATCAGGGTCATTATCTGCAACTGGAGCGGGTCAGGGGGCTGTTTCAGTACCGGGGAGTAATGGGGCGTATGCCTTAGCGTCATTCACTACCGGATTTAGTGGTGGCATCAATGTCGCTGTGGGGGTAGGTGGTCAGGGGATTTTTGGTAATGGCCCTAAGGGAGGGGATACAACATTTGGCGCGTTATTAACTTGTCCCGGTGGCCCCGGATCATCGGTCAGTCTTGCCCTTAACCCACCATCTTACTCTAGCCCTCCATCTGGACCTGCAATACCCACCGTCTCTGGAGGTGGGAAACTCATCAAACTAACTTATGGAAATCGGCTTAATCCGGCCGCTATGTTAGCAGTGGGTGTATTCACTAACTACAGGGCAACTGACCTGACGCCATTCGGTTTATTTGGCGTAGGGGCTGACGGGCAGATTGGTAATTCATCATCTGTTGCAATAATTGGCGCAAGCGGGAACAGTGGTTATTTAATTGTGAGGGAGTATAGCTAATGAGTAATTATGCGCTGGTTGATAAAAGCGGATTAGTAGTCAATATGGTTGTGTGGGACGGGAAAACGCAGTGGACACCACCGGAGGGATTAACGCCCATAGAAGCTGAGGTAGCGGGCATTGGCTGGGCTTATATTGATGGAAAATTTATTCAGCCACCAGACCCCGCACTTCCTCATGAAGAATATGTTGCGCAAGCTGAAAATAACAAATCCGGGTTAATGAATCTTGCGGTACGAAAAATCAGTTTGTGGCACGCAAAATTAACACTGGAAATGATTTCTGATGGCGACAAACAAAAGCTGATTGCTTGGGTAGATTACATGGATTTGCTTGATGCTGTTGATGCGTCTCTGGCTCCTAATATTGAGTGGCCAGTAACACCTGATGAGAGCACAACCTAATAACGAGAAACGCCGGGCTTAGCGGCCCGGAATAACGCCATTCAAATCTGTTTGTTTGCAACGAGTAAGGATTCAATCTTTTTCTTCAGCTTCTTATTCTGTTCAACAACGACCATATAATCTGAATATGCGACATATTTACCGACCGGACTCTCGGTCGGTGGGACTTCTGCGAAGATGGGGTAATCCGTTTTTTCACAGAAGTTGTATCTCTTAATATTTTCCACAGAGGTTCCTTTAGGGTGATGCCGATTCGCCCCAAGAAAATAGCCCTACATCTCATATGGTTCAAATAGTTTAAACAGATCAATAAGGTGAGATTGATCGTTGAAAACGATCGTTGAGGTTTATCTGACATCTGAAATTAAGGAATACAAAACCGGGCTTAATTGCCCGGCCTATTCACCCGTTCTTATTTGATGATTCAGCGGTAGTTTCACACCAGTTTCACACCACAGCCACACCAGCCAAATCCCACAAACAAAAAAACCAACCCTAATGGGTTGGTTTTCTTAAGGTATTTTGGTCGGCATGAAAGGATTTGAACCTTCGACCCCCGACACCCCATGACGGCGTTCTATAGGCGAAAAAAAACCTCTGGGTTAGCAGAGGCTTTTTAATCTTCAAAGGGGCCGCGTATCTTTTGCGTATCCTTTTTGGTCTAAACTAGGTCAGTGCTTCGTCCGGTCATTTATCATAAGTTACTGGTTTATATGATACTGTCCGGTCACTGTCCTATCAAAAGTGGTGGGCTGGGGGACGCTGAACAGGTTAGTCGATGCATTGTATTTGTTGGTAAAAATCTAATTCAACTTTGTTTCGTATACCTAAACGTATACCAATGCAGGAAAGTGATACCCCTATAAGGACGTTTTCCCGATATTCACTATCACTGATATGGCGATATGAGATTAAGAAAACGAAAGCAAAAACAGGATACAAATCTTGTTTCAGTCGTTCACAGCATTGCTCGAACCTGATAAAAAAGAAGGCATATTTCCGGTAAGGAGTGCGGGCTTATGACGTTTGACGAAAAGAAAGAACGGGCATTGAAACTAATGGAAGAGAAAAAAATGTGGCGGAGCAATTACGCACCCCCAATCCTGCTCTTGTTGTGGAAGCTAGGGGTTCAAATCCCACCTCCACCATTTGCCCCTTTCTGGCTGAATATACTTTTCTTCGGCAGCTTCTTTGGCTTTGGCTGGGGCATAGTGATGTGGTTTATCCTTTGGAATGCTGCGGGTCACAGCACATCAATGGCATTACAGGCAAGTTTTACTGCTGGTTTATTGTTTGGCGTATTTATGGCTTTGTATCATCACTGGAGAAAACGTGTGAACAAGTTACCTGACTGGAATAGTCTTCGCTAAGCGTTCGTGATAGCCAACAAACCGGATGAGTTATAAGTTGAACTGTATTCACCTCTATACAGAGATAATTCGAATTAAATAGTAGCTTTTAAGCTACGAAAATTACCTTGCGAAATGTAGCTTAAAGGCTACAATATGTTTATGAAAACGATCAAACACTATCTGACTCCCGAGGGACGGGATTTATACATGGAGTATTTGAAGAGTCTCCGTGATTCGATCGCTAAGGCAAAAATATCATCAAGAGTTAACCGAATTGCTTCGGGAAACTTTGGGGATCATAAGCCTTGCCGCGAAGGCGTCTGGGAACTTCGTATAGACCAGGGGCCAGGTTACAGGGTTTATTACAGCCTTGTTGACGGCGAAGTCGTGTTGTTGCTTCTTGGCGGCGATAAGCGCTCGCAGAATGCCGACATAGATCAGGCTATTGTGTGTCTTAAAGATTATTTAACGAGGTAATTATTATGGCCAAAGCTCGCTTACATGATGACGCTATGGTTCAACTTCTTCAGGAAGATCCTGAGTTTGCGCAGGTATACCTGCATCAGGCTCTTTTAGATATTGATGAGGCAGGAGGGCAGGAAGCCTTTCTGATGGCCCTACGCCATGTGGTTGAGGCTCGAGGAGGCATGGCTACTGTGGCTAAAAAAGCGGGTGTTTCGAGAGAGACTCTCTATCGGACGTTATCACCTTCAGGTAATCCAACACTAAAAACACTGCTTAGTGTGGTTTCTGCAACGGGATTTCAGTTCTCACATATTGCATCTGCTACCGCGTGATTTAAGCTGAAATGAAGGATGAAAATCAGTTTAATAGATCGGTATTTGAAGCAATTCATCGTGCGGCCTTAGGATTATTTAACGCTAAGGCCATTTAATAAGAAATGATGTACTGTTCTTATAAAACCAGTACCAAACCTAAACTCTCTTCCCCCACATTTCCCCCACATTTCCCCCACTTAGTCCGCTCCCACTTCTTCCCCCATCGGCTTTTTTGATATGTGCTCTCAGACCAGTGGTGGCGCGGGTTTGACGGGTTTCCCCCATTTAGTGTGTATAGATAAATGGGAAGTGGGGGATTTGGCGCTAAATGTGTTTAATATCTGGCCCACCCCCCACTTAGCCCCCACTTTATCCCCCAGTTAGTTTCTTGGTTTATTGCCTAATGAATCGGGGAAAATGTGCTCGCCATCAATACTGATCAGCCCCTCAGTTTCCAACTTATCCAGCCAGCGGGTAAATTTCTTCGATACGTCAAAACCCATTGCTCGCATATCATCTCTGACCAGTGATTTCGTGCAGCCATCACCACTGGCAGTGCGGGAGCGGATAGATTGCCAAAGTGCGATATGATTGGCCGTCAGGCGCTGAACTCCGGCCAACTCCGCATCATAGGGCGTGTCTTCATCTCTGACTTCGCGCCCCTGATCGCACACCACCAGTGAGTTGACTTCTTCGCCATCATTATCAATATACAGATTGAGTGGCGAGAGGTCGTAGGCCCGTGTGGTGGGTTCTTCTGAGTCCTTCATTTTGGTGCAACTCAGCACCAGCGCGCCTCCCTCACCCTCACGACGGACATTAAACTCAACATCCAATGCCGCCCGAAAGGCGCTGGAACCGCGTGCGCCTTTATCCAGATCTTTGCCCGAATGATGGATCACCAGCACCGTAGCGCCGGTCTCCGCCTTGATATGGTCGCAGCCCTGAATAAAAGCGCCCATATCTTTTGCGGCGTTCTCGTCTGAACCGCCAAAGCAGCGGGCCAGCGTATCCAGCACAATCAGGCGCACGGGGGAGCCGGTTTGCTCAGTGACATCCTGCGCGGCTTTAATCACCTGTTCTGCACTCTCCGGGCTGGCGGGGAATATCGGGCAGTCAATGCGGTAGAGCGACTCAATCGGTGTGCCGCCGTTAAACTCCATTTCCCATGCACGGATACGGCGTGGCACGCCAATGCCGCCTTCCCCAACGATATAGACTACCGAACCTTGCGTCACGCGCCGTGAGGCCCACGGCTTGCCAGTGGCAATATGGCAGGCCCATGAGACGGCCAGAAAGGATTTGTACGAGCCGCTTGGCCCATAGATGCTGGCCAGCGTGTTACTCGGCAAATGGCCCTTGATATTGTAATCCTGCGGGGTGTTATAGCCGTCGGAGCCTTTGCGCAAGGGCAGGTTAGTCGTGAGGTGTCCGGGGTCATTTTCGACCAGAATAAGCGGTGTTTTCATATCCATTCCTTTGGGATGATAAAGTTGGCGGGAAAATGCGCTGCGGGCGGTGTCCGTTCCTGCGTGTTGGTGATAATCGTCCCAGTCCGCTTTGCTGCGGGTGGGCGGCAGGGTGACCCAGCCATTGACGGCGAGTGCGGCACATTCTGCCTGTTGCTTACCGGGATTATTGCCACCACAGGTGGTGACGTCATTGTCCGCAGCCACAATAATCTGCGCGTCGGGATAGCGTTCACGCAGGGCTACTGCAACGTTAGCCATATTATTCGCCGAGAGGGCCGCCACAATCATGCCTTCGGCAAACTGAGAGATGGCGAGGCCAGTGGCAAAGCCTTCGGTGATGATCAGGGGGCGCGAACTGGCGTCATCAGTGATAGGAATAAACGAAGATTTAAGGTGTGAACCGGGGAGTAAGCGCTTCTCTCCCCGGTTATTGATCAACTGCGCACCGGTGATCATGCCACTCGGATTCACCAAAGGCAGCACGATGCTGCCCACACCAAAATGCACCCCGCCAATATTTTTAGCGCTGTTGGCGGGCATTAAAAATACCGGCTGATCTAAACCTTTACGCAAAAGATAATCACTGCTCCCCCGAGAACAGATCGCCAGCAGGGCCTCAACTTTTTGCATCATGTCCGGCGGGCAGTAGCGTCCCGTTTTTTCTCTGGCAGGCGCTGTTGGGGTTAAACCGATTAAGCGGGAAATCTCTCTGGCCGCCTGAATAATGCCACATTGCCGTACACGGCTGACCAAATCCAGACCGTCACCATGCCCGCAATAATTACAAAACCACGTCCCTCGGCCCCGTTTATCATCAAAACGGAAACGATCTTTCCCCCCACAGACGGGGCAGGGGCCGTGCTGATTGGTTCTGGGGATCGGGATGGTTAATGCGGAAAGAATATTGCCCCAGTTGTTTTGGGATGAACGCAGGATATCGGAAACAAACCTACTCATGGTTGGCCTCCTCCTCGGTGGGTGCTTGATCCAGCATGAGTTGCAGCAAATCCAGCCGTTCAGACAAAATAAACAGCAAGAGTTCTTTGGCTGTAGGGTCAGTAATTTCGAGCATGGCCAATACCAGCGCATGACAGTGATCGACAATTTCTTCAAGCGTGAGTGGGGGAGAGTTATGCATAGCGCACCCCCGGATGGGTACGAATATATAGCGGGTATAGAGGGTGAAGGGTAGTAGCCATAGGGCCGCCTCCGTTAGGGTATTTTTTACGCTACCACCAGAGACGCCAAGCCCATTGGGTGGTAGCCCGAACAAGGTTGGCGTACCGGCCCTAACGGATTCCGGCCTTCCTTTCGAAAGCCTTGCCCGGACTACCATAGACAACAGGTGTGCACGAACATTACCCAAGTACACTCTGTGTGTGTATTTGGATACCGTCAGGGGATTCGGAACGCCAATTCCGGCTACGGATTTTGCCGCAGCGAAAGGATTATACGGCAAAGCGCCCGCCAGAAAAAAATAAAAAATCATTATTCCTGATCCTCCTCGCGTTGATTAACTCTCTCAAGAATCCAGTTATTCACTTCACTTTCTACCCACGCGACAGAGCGCGAGCCGATTTTCACTGACTGAGGGAACTCGCCCTGCTTCATCAGGAAATAAATCCATGATTTCTTAAGGCCAGTTTTCTGCATTACACCCGGTAAGCGCATCAAATTAATATCAGACATGGTTATGCCTCCTTGCATCCATAAACCCGCTCAACATAGCGACCACGGCCATCACCATGACCGAGATCCATTGACGTTAATGCTCTGGCTTCAATACGACTAAACCCGGCAGCGAGGTAATAGCTGATGGCCTCTTGCGCCCAGGCGTAGCGCAGACTGTGCGGAGAGTAATGTCCGGTCAGCCCTAACCGCGTGGTATGGGAGCGCCAGAAGTTCATGGCGGTTTTGAGGTTAGGTTTATCGATGAGTTTGCCACTGCGGGCTTCTGCCACAAGCAGCGCTTCTTTTACCGCCAGTTTGACGGTTCCGCGATCCAAAATGCGGGTTTCTCGTGGGCGACTCCCTTTGGTCCCAAACACCACAGTTAAATGAGACAGACTCTGCTCAAGTTGCCTTTCCCATGTTTTCAGCGAGCTGGCGCACTGCACGGCCTCTTGTGAGCGCAACCCCAGCAAACGGGCAAGGTGAAGGGCGCAGGCAAAACCTTTGTCCTGCTGTTGGGCTGCGTGTAGCACGGCGTGATAGACCTTATCAGGGATAGCGGACTTGGTGCCGGCACGACTCGCACCTCCTAGCCCCAGCGCCTTGTTGGTCAGTCGTTCTGACGAGACCATCTTCTCCCGGCCCGCGAAGCGGAAAACGGTGCGCAATGCCGCCATTTCGTTATGAAGAGTACGAATAGTGATCCCTTGCGAAAAACGGTCGGTAATATAACTTTCGATATGCTTTGCTTTCAGGTGTCGAACATCACGCACCTGAATATTCAGTGCCAGCAAATGGCGGCTAAATCGGTCCATGATCCGAATCCGGTCATGCACGGTTTTATGACTGCCGCCAGCTTGTTTTGCCAGCACTTTCATTTCACGGCTTAACTGACTCATAGCGAACGTCTCCCAAACAATGTCAACGAACTGCATTTCTCTGGCGCATGGCGAAACGGCAGGGTGTCTGCCTTGAACGATACCTGTGCGCCAGAGCGGGCAGCGGTTGAGGTATTGCGGGGTATCGGTGATGCACTCGGTGCAGCCTCCTGCGATTGCAGGTCATCCCCTCAGGCCGTTGGCCTGTCTCGGTATCGGTTCAAATGTCCTGTATAAAATCGGTCAGCCTGACACATAGAATTGCGGTGTCAGATGCATGACGCGTTGGGTTAAGCCGCTTATCTCAACGGCTGAGGCGGATTCGTGCTGTGGCGTCACTTTCACAGGTAAAAGTGACGCCATTGGCTACACGCAGCAGGGCAGGCGCTAGCAGATGCCTTACGGCATAGTAGAGCGCAGCCAGCAGCGGTTAATCCGCGCCAGAAATTGAGGCATAAGAAGTCTTTTGATGCAGTGATGCATCTTGAGTTAAGCGTGTAAATAACTGCGCCATTTCAGCAGACCTACGGCTTAGAAGGTCGTTGCTCTACTGAGGCGAGTCATTCACTTAGTTGATAACCAATAACAGCATCCTCAATAGGCAATACTGGTTGGTCAGGAAATGCTTGTTGTTAGCCATTTCGTTAGTAGAAGTGAGCCCTAATCACCAATATTGGTGACACCCATTCTCAAGGGTTGACGGGTGTCCTGCGGTATAACTTTTTTAAAGCTCAGATAGCATTTTGTGGTCGCCCGAAAGCGTCAGTCTCAGACCACACTCTATTCCTTATGACATTGGGTTTATGACCACCCGAAGGCGTTTCTTACAGGTCATTCGTATCATCCTGATACTGGAAACGTTGGGTGCTGTCATCGACAGCTAAGTTACATGGGGGAAATTACGGCAAGAATGGGATAGCTGCAAGTTATCAGAGCCTGTAATAAGGAAGAGTAATGAAAGAGGGTGAGTGCTATAGCTGAGATAGCTGGAGACTGTGATTGATAGCAGGTAAAGCATTAGCTGGTCTTGCTGATGTAAAAATTGTGGTACAGATTCAATATATACAACTTGTGGCGATTGGTTATAACTATAACAATAAGTTTAAGAATACTGTCTTTGGTAGTAATCTATCTGGATAGGTATAAAAAATATATTAGCAGTGTCAGGATATAGAATGTTTCTGCACATTTAAATCACTTTAGAGCATGGATAAAATAATTATTTTTCTCGGTTTAAAGCGCATAGTTAATACATATGAACTTATTCCCGATAGGAAAGTATTAAATCACTACCGCCTAACGCACTAATCCATTAATAACCCCACCCCGCCTGTAACCTCTCAAGGTGGGGACTTTCCTCCCACTCTCGCCACTTCACCCTTGCCATTTGAGGGCTTTTACTCTGGCTAGCCTACCCAAAATAGCACTGCATGCATATGGTGCATGATTTTGCATGTAACACCCCGGCATCAAAACACCTGAAACACCGCGCCACAATGGCTTGTAGGCTCTCTATGTCATGCATGAAAAGTGCATGATAAAGTCAGAGCGCGTAGGTGGGGGACCATTGCGCGCGGGGCAAAGAAACGCGCATAGTATCTATGCTTGGATGTATTCATAGAAAATAGATTAATGATAATTAATTGTCACTTTTTTAACGTAATGCCATCTATGAAATGACTTAATATATAAGTTTCGAATCTTGATGCTTTTATGGAGTAGGCTAAGCCAAGTACTTCATCCATTAATTTTAAGTGATCAATGGCGTTGTGTAAGTCGTTATTGTTATAGTCGAAATTCATAATTCCTTTATTATGTATTTTCCTGGAGATCATTCTGGGAAGGCCATATTCTTCAAGTTGGTAAACTTGAGGTGGTAAAAATGCATGTGATACTTTGAATATAAATGGCGTTATGTCAGTGTTCTTGTTTTTTATAATTTCACCGAGCAAAATGTTAACGTCATTCAGTAAGGCAGATAATTTATATGTTAAGTTTTTTTCTAATTCAAAGAAGTTATCAATGCCAATTTTATGCTCTTTTAATTTCGCAAGAAGCTGAGGAAGTGTTAGTTCCCAGTTTTGCGCTGCTATTTTTACGAAGGTAACGAATTGGCCATGAGCTATTCCCCATCCCCCGGGTTGTAGTTTTATTATTTTAAATAAATAACTATCCCAGTTATTAGGTTGATCGGAATTCAAGAATGATATTCTATCCCATTCGGATGGATTATTGGCAATATTTAATGCAATGGAAAGAAGCAGAGGAAGGTCAGTTAGTTTAAATGCTCCCTCCCTTTGGAGACGTAAGAAATTATCGTGACCTAATATGTTGGACATGTCTTCTTTATAGGCTATGATTTCCGAGATTTTATCTGCAGACAAAGATTGTGAGAACTCAAGTTCATCAACGTCTCCAATTAATGTGTCTGGAAAAACCAATTCAAGATCGTCATCAGTGTCTTCCGGAGGGGCGGATAAAAGATATATCTTCCCTACAAAATGTTTGAACATTCTTCCGCCGCGTCCAATGATGTTTTTATACATAAAGTTCTTTAAGTTTCGTGTTCCATTCTTAGCTTTCCATATGACAATATTTTCAGCTGAAGTATTGACTCCTTCTATTATTGATGATGTTGAAATTATATTGCTTAATCCGTATTGTTCTTCAAAAAGCTTAACTTGTATTTGACTGAGTGACCGATGTAACCGACCATTATGAATACCACTGCCTTTTTTAACCAACTTGGTTAATGACCAGTGCTCACTATAATTTGTACCAAGCCAGTTGGAAAAGTCATTTAACAGTTCGCTATCTTTGTTAGAGTTATCGTTTAGTAAGAGATTTGTGACTTTTTCAATATTTTTATAGGTTCCAGCATATATTAATGTTTTTCCAGTAGTGTTAGATAGTATGTCTAATAGTGCTGCACACTTTTTTATCTCATCTTCATTTATTTGTTTGTATAGTTCATGCTTTTCTAAAAATACTGTATTGAAATCTATATGTAAAAACTCCATACCTTTAGTGAATGGATTGCTTTTTAATTCCCTTATATTTGGTGATAGGAAATATCTTTGCTTTGCTATTTTCCCTAATTTAACTATGGCCCTTAATAGAGTCGGCGCCCGGTCTTTGTCATGTTCCTCACTAGCTTTATAAAATTCATCTACGATTAATAAGTCTAAATATTCAATTTTTGAAATATAGCTAACAGAACGCTCCTGAGGGAATATGAAAATGTTTCTTTCAGACATTTTTACATCTGAGGTTGTAATTATTGTATATTTATCAGAGAATTTTTTTTGTAATCGCCTTCTGGTTTCATCTGCTAAGGCAATAGTTGGTACTATAATTACAACATTTGAAGGATTTTTTATTGAAATGAAGGCATCAATAATGAAACTCTTTCCAAAGCTAGTTGGTGCACTTACTGCCAAACTCTCACCATCAAGAAGTTTTTTTAAAACTAGAGATTGTTCTCTATGGAGAGTTATTGGTGAGGTTAGGCCAACGTTAACCTTAAAAGACTCGTAAATATATCTTTCTTGCCAAGCGGATGTTTCTACCTTCAGGTAGGGATACAGACCCAGAGAACGTATTAAATGGTTAACCAAGGGAGTGTATACGATGTCATTTTTTTCATGATAGTCTAATAGTTTAATTAGCTTATTTCGCGCATCACTTTCTTTATTTTCATTTAAATAAGAGTTTATTTCGTGACAAGAATCAAAAACACATTGTTCAACTATGTCTTTCAGAGGTGAAATTTCCAT